GCCGGCGGCCGGGTCGATGGTGACGCTGCCACCTCCGACCACGCCCGCCGCGCGCGGCGCGCCATCCGCCACCACGCCGACCGCACGGCCTTCGAGGTGCCCGAGGCCGGACCACTCGTCCTGCGGCGTGGCGGCGCTGCCGGTCAGCGCGGCATCCAGCGCGAGCGCGGCGTCGAAGCGTTCCAGCCGCAGGGTCCCGGCGCGTTCCACCGTGGCCCAGACGGTGCCCTCCACCTCCGCCAGCGAGCGAAAGGCGCCGGCGGTTTCCTGCCGGGTCCAGGCGGTGACCTGCTCGGCGCGATACAGCGTGAGCGTCGCCAGCGCGCCATCGGCCATGGCCACATGCAGCAGGCGGCGGCGCTGGTCGTAGCACATGGCAACTGGGTCGCGGACCAGGTGCTGCGCCGCCAGCGCCAGGTCGTTGGCCTGGTAGAGCTGCTGCAGGTCGGTATAGGCGAACTCGAATATCCCGCGCCCGCTGCGGTCGGCGAAGATGGTGGCGCCATCGACATCCACCGGCTGCACCTGCCGGCCCACCAGCGAGCCGACCCGGGTCTGCCGGTTGAGCTGGATGCTGCCCGGCGTCAGCGGCGAGCCGGTCACCATCCATTCGGTGCCTGACGTGAACACCTGCAGATGCTGGCCCGAGAACACCGCGCGGATGGCATTCACCTGGTCCGAGACCAGGCCGAATTCGATGCCCTGGTCATCCAGCCCGGTGCCGAGGTCGAAGTTGAACAGGTCGCCGGACCGCGACAGCCACAGCCGGTTCGGCAGGTCGCGCGAGCCGCCCAGCACCAGCCGGTCCTGGTGGAAGCACAGGCAGACCGGCCAGCCATGCACGGCGGACAGCGCCGCCTCGTCCCAGTCGGCGGTGGCGTCGGTGGTGTCCAGCGTGGCCTCCACCATCGCCGTCGCCTGGGTGGCGGAAGCGACCGCGGTCACCAGCACCGGCCGGCCGCCGATGCGGAAGCGCACGCCGGCATGCCCGGCGCTGAACACCGGCGCGGAGGCCACGAGCGTCACGCTGCCGCTGGTGCCGGATGGCGCCAGCGTCACCGCCGCCGGGGCGAAGCGGTGGAAGGGCTCATGCAGGAACACCCAGGGCGCCACCGTCCAGCTTGTGTGGCTGGTGCGGGTGATGCGCTGCGGCGGCATGTCCGGGTGGCAGAGCAGCAGGGTATCCGCGCTCTGGGTGAAGGCGAGCTGCGGCAGCATCGCCGCGGTCCAGGGGCCGGCAACCTGCGCCACCTGGCCATCCTCGACGAAAACCGCCATGGCGCCCGCGGTCAGCACCAGCAGGTAGGTCTGCTCGGTGCTGAACTCGAAGGTGACCAGCCGTGCGGCACCGGGCAGCATCGCCACATGCCGCAGGCCGGGCCGGCGCGTCACCCCGCCGGTCGGCTGGATGAACACGTTGCGCAGCAGCCGCGCGCCATTGGCCCAGGCGCGCAGGTCCGGCCGACCGAGCAGCTCGGGCGCCACCTCGCCGGCGGTGAAGCTGGTCTTCAGCGTGCGGGACCGCGCCATGGTCAGCCCCGCACCGTGATGAGGGGGAAGTCCTCGAAGGCGCGCGGCGTCGCCTGCTGGCTGTCGGCCCGCCGCGCGGCGCGCAGCTCCACCTCCGCCTGGTCCAGCAGCATCTGCGCCCGGCTGGTGTTCTCGGTCAGCGGGATGCAGAACTCGGCGGCCAGCCGGGCGGCCAGGGCGGCGGCGAAGAAGGCCGGGAACATCGCCTCATCCGGGCGGAAGACATAGCTGAGCACCACCTGCTGGGCGTTGCAGTGCAGCCGGTCCTCGAACAGCCGGTAGGTCAGGCCGCGGCCGCTGCCCGGCGGGCCAGCCGACAGGGCGCGCAGGAAATTCGGCGGCAGTTGGAAGGCGTGGTGGAAATCCGCGGTCGGCCGCGCGGCGAGGCGCGGCAGCGTGACCTGGCCGGTGGCGAAGCTCCACGGATGCAGCGACAGCAGCGCATCGCGGGTGGCGGGATAGAGGTTCGCCGCCACCTCGGCCTCGGCGGTGCCTTCGTCGAGCGAGGCGATCGGCTGGGCGCCGATCTTCAGCAGCGCGCGCGTACACAGCGCGAGGGCGGAGAGGGCCATCGGTGGGAGACTCCGGTGCATCGGCGGGAAGGGCCCCGCCCCCGTCTCCGGGGGCGGGAGAGGCAATGCGCCGGCTATTCCTTGCAGCGCATGCGGACGGTGCCGGTGTCATCGACCAGCACCGCGCCCTGGCTCATCATCGTGTTGACGAAATGCGCGGCGCGGTCGCCGTGCCATGACACGTCGGTCGAGATCTCGGCGGCCGACGCATGGCCGACCGAGGTCTTGTGGAAGAAGTAGCAGTAGCGCAGCGAGCCGTTCAGCGTGAGCCCGCTGTGCGGCATCCAGGTGGCGCCGAGCCAGCGCTTGGCCTGGGTGCCCTTCCATGGCAGTTCGTCCGGGCCCATGTACTGGGTGTTGGCGAATTCCTGGATGGTGAGCAGCTCGCTCCACTGCTTCCAGCCGACCACCGCGAAGCGGTTGCCGTCGTCCGGCACATCGGCATAGCCCAGCATCTCGAAGGCCAGCAGCACCTTGGCCCGCGTCATGCCGTCGTTGTCGGTCTCGCCGGACTGGGTGCCGACCGCCTCCCGCGTGGCGCCGTCGAAGGCGGCGATGATCAGCTCGTCGGTCTTGCGGCCGAGCGCGTAGGCGCCGGCATTCGCCACCACCGAGCGCTCGTCGATGTTGGTCTTCAGCTCATCCATCCGGTCGACCCAGTCGCCGGCGTAGTAGTCCTGCAGGAAGCACTCGACATTGGAGTGGTCGATGTTCATCACCGGCACCACGCCGTTGCGGGCCTTGGCGGCGGCGGTGCCGCGGCCGACCTTCTGGAACACCGTGGAGGCGCCGCGCACCTCGCTCTTGCTGCGGACAGCGGGGCGCAGCTTGCTGCCCTGGCGCTGATAGGCTTCCTGCACTTCGGCCTGGTACTGCTTGATGAAGGCCTGGTCGATCGAGCTGGACATGCTGGGTCCTTTGCATTCGGTTGCCGAAGACATGCCGCCGCGGTTTGTCCCTGGGCGGGACCGCGACCGGCACGCGACGCCGCGGCTCCGCCCGGCAGGCGGGCGGAGTTGTTCGCGGCGGGAATGGTGTGGGGCGGGCGGCGCGGCACGGGTGCCGCGTGCCGCCGCCGGAAGCGGTGTGGCTAGGCGCCGACCAGCCGGCGGAAGCCGTCCGTCACGCGGCGGACGAAGGCCGGCTCGCGGCTGCGCCAGTAGCGCGGGTCGCGCATCATGGCGCGCAGCTCCGCCTCGCTTTCCTGCGGCGGGATGGCGCCGTCGCGGGCGAGGCCGGGCTCGGCGGTCTGCATCATCCGCTCCAGTGCCAGCACGCCCTCCGCGGTGGAGGACAGCGCGGCATAGACCGGCGCCGGCAGCTTCGCCTTGCCCCAGGCGGCGAGTTGCGCGGCCATCACCCGGAAGCGGTCCTCGCCGCCGAAGTGCTCGGCCAGCTTCTCGCGCTGCCGGTTGGCCTCGAACTCCGCCGCCGCCTCGGCGATCAGTGGCAGCAGCCGCTGGGCGGCGAGGTCATAGACCAGCTGCGCCTGGGCGTTGGTGAAGTTCGCCGCGTGCAACTGGCAATTCAGCTCCTCGTCCGGGCCGCACAGGTCGTGCGGCGCGGTGATGGCGTAGCCATCGGGCGCCTCCGGGATGCCCATCGACTGGCGGAACCGCAGCACCTCATCCGGCGGCGCATCGGGCACCGGCGGGCCGGCGCGCTGGGACAGCCGGCGCTCCAGCTCGCGGTAGGATTTCAGCAGCGCCTCGATGCGCAGGCTGCCGGTCTCGGCATCCCAGAATTTCTCCGGCACCTCGGCCGGGCGTTCGGTGGCAGGGGCGTTGGCGGGGGCGTTCTCGACGGGCTGCAACAGGTCCTCGGGCATCGGTCGGGTCACTCCCGGATGGGTTGGGTCGGAACGAGCACCTCGGCCGGCGCGCCGAGGGTGCGGGCCAGCCAGCGCGTCGCGGCGACGGCATCGACCTGCGCCGCGGCATTGCCGCCGATCTGGCCGACGGCCTGGAGGAACAGCAGGGTGTTCGCCGCATCCGCGCGGCCCTGCACGCGGGCGAGCGGGCTTTCGTAGCGCAGCGCCGCCTGCCGCCCGTCCAGCAGCACCGCCGGGATCTCGCCGCGCCGCTGCAGGATGCCGAGGCAGCGGGTGACCAGCGGCGTCAGCAGCTCCGTCTGCAGGCGGCCATAGGTGGCGCCGAGCAGCCGCGCGGTCTGCGCGCCGCGTTCCAGCACCTCGGTCGCGGTCATGCGGCTGTCCTGCAGGACCCCGATGCGATCGGCCAGCAGCGCGGCCCGGATGCGCGCCCGGAGGTCCTGCAGCACGAGTTGCGACACGTCGAAGTTGCCGGGCGCGGCGAGCGGCGTCAGCCCGGCGCTGCCCGGCGCCTTCGGGATGATGGCACCGGGCACCAGCTTCACCGTCGCCGGGTTCAGCACCCCATCATCCTCGGCCTGCCAGATGCCGGTGACGGCGATGGAGGCATTCTTCAGGACGAGTTCCACCACCTTGTTGGCGGTGCGGATGTCCGGCAGCGCCTTCATCACCGGGCCACGGCCGTACAGCTCGCCCGGCACCTTCAACCAGCGGAAGGCGATGCAGGGGCTTTCGGCGAAGCGGCCCTCGGCCAGCAGCACCGGCCGGCCGGGGTCGCTGGTGAGGATGGCGGCGTAGCGGCTGCCGCCACGCCCGGCCCAGATGGCTTCCAGCAGCGGATGGGCGACCGGGTCTTCGGTGGCGGCGGCGCGGTCCAGCTCGGCCGGCAGCTCGGCGCCGGGGAAGCGGCGGCGAAGCTGGCCGGCGGTCAGCCGGGCCTGGCGGAACACGGTGTCCAGCCGGCCGTCCGGGCCTTCCTCCAGCACCGCGCTGCGCAGCGGCACGGCGGTGAAGCGGAAGGCCGAGGCCTCGCCGAAGGGCGCTTCCTCGACCAGCAGCACGCCGGTGCCGGCGACCACCACCTCCAGGAAGGCCTGGTGCATCTCGACCGCGAAGTTGGAACGGTCGAAATGCCCCTGCAGCGTCGCCGCCACATCCTCCAGCGCCGCCGCCGCGGCGCGGCCGTCCGGGCCGTCCTGCACCGGGCGGGCAGGCGAAAGGCCGAACCAGCGGGACCAGGGCGGCGTCAGCTCGGCCAGCAAGGAGGCGGCGAGCTGTTCCGCCGCATCCGCCGCCGTCGCATCGAACAGCGCGGGGCCGCCGCCGATGGGCGGCAGCACATGGTCGTAGCAGGACTGCCACACCGGCTCCAACGGCCGGCGCCGCTCCAGGGCGGCGGCGTGGCGGGCAAGGATTTCCTCGGCATTCATGCGGCTATTCCCCCAGCAGCGATTTGCGGGCGAGGCTGGGCAGCGGCGCCAGCACGCCGCGGGCCGAGGTGGCGATGGTGCCCGGCCGGCCACGGGCGGCCAGCGCGCGGGCCTCGGTGCGGGCCTGCTGGGCGGCCTGGTCTGGCGTCGGGGTCTCGGCCGCCGGGGCGGGCGCCTGGGGCGGCGCGACGACCACCGGCTTCGGGGCACGGAACAGGCCACCCATGCGCGTCACCTCGGTTCTCGGAAATGAAGGGTGCCCCCAAAAGCCCACGGGCCCGGCCCTTGTGAGGACCGGGCCCGCGGCAGTCGGGGGGGGATGAGGAGGAAGCCGCCGGGCACAGATCACCCGTTGGCAAAGGTGTCTTAGCGCGCTGCGGTAGCGTTGGTCAAGACATTTTTCCTATTGTGGATCATTTTCTTAAGAACCCGGAACAATCCGAATGGTGTCACCGCGAAGGGCGCGTCCGCACCCAGCACCGCCCGGCACAGCGAGACGCAGGAGAAGGGCGAGACCGGCGGCAGCAGCCGCGCACCGGGCTCGGCCGGCACGAAGGGGCCGAGCACCGTCAGCCCGGCGCGGCGGTAGAATGCCGGCAGGTCGAAGCCCTGCGGCAGGTCCAGCCGCGCCACCACCAGCCGCCCGGTCAGTGGGTCCAGCACGGTCCAGCCCGCGGCATCCGCCAGTGCCGCGAAGCAGTGCCGGAACCCCGGCCGCAGCAGCCGCAGCCAGGGCTGGTCCGCCTGGCCGCCGAACACGATGAAGGCCTGCTGCCCGGCCGCTTGCGCGGCCCGCCGATGGGCCGGCCCGGTCATGCGCCACCGCCTGGGAAAGCCAGTACATCGGCCGGCCTGCTGGCCGGGATCGGGCCGTTGACGATGCCCTTCACCCGCAGCGGCCAGTCGAGCCGGGACATCGCCTCGCGCCACAGCCGCCAGTCGCCCGCCTCGCGCGGCTGGTGCGGGTCGGGGGCCACCCGGCGCTCTCCCCAGATGCGCATGATGCGGGCGTGCTGCAGGTCGATGCGGCGCTGCCGGTACAGCCGGTCCAGGCACTTGATCACGTCGTCCGGCTCGCAGGGGCGGGTGACCAAGCCGGCCCCGGAGACAATGCGGGCGCCGTCCCGCCGGGCGGTGAGTGCGGACATGGTCCAGAACCACGCTTCCTCCACGCTGTGGAAGGGTTGTTCACGGGAATGGGCGACTTGCATCGGGGCATGGCCGGGACGGGTAGCGGTTGTCACTGGGAGATGTCCTTCTCGCCGGGCTAGAACATTTCGGGAACGTAAACCTTAAGTTGATCGTTCGGCAAGCGAAAATAGAGGAAAATTCGCGGAATTATCCCTTTAACAAAGGACGCGAGTTTTCAATGACTTACAGGAACCCACAGGGCGAACAGCCGGCGAGCGATCCGCTCAACGAAAACGAGATGGGAAAATCGTCCGGCGCCGCCATCACGCCAGCGATGGTTGAGGCGGCGAGTGACGTGCTCCGCGAGAGCGGGCTGTTGGAGTATTTCTCGGAGGGGCCGACTCAGGTGATCGTCAGGAAGATGCTGGAGGCGGCTCTGGCGATGGCGCCGTCAGACGCTCAAGAGGGCAGCATCACCCGCGAGATGGCGGAAGCTGGCGTTGTCGCTTACGACCAGTTTCAGGAGTCTTACGACTCTTGGACGCTTGTGCATGCAATTTATAGAGCCATGATCGTTGCTCAGCCTTCACGGCAGCCTGCGGGATAGCCGCAGGAGCGCGGAGGCACAGCGTCTCGATGCAATATGCGATTGCTGCGTTGGCCTGTATCAGGTCAGAGGACATGTTGTGTAGGATTTTGGGAGAGACGGCGAATGCCGTCTCTTTCTCTTTCGAGAGCGCCCTGAGAAAATTAGAAGTTGTCGTTCCTTCGTCTTTCAGGTCAATGCCGTAATGGATGATGTGGTTTCGCAACCCGTTTATTAAGTTGATCTGATCAAAGCAGGCTTCCAATGTGGTTTGGACTTCTGCTGGAAACGCTTTGACGGAGAAAATTCGCCGCATGAAGCTCATTGCTTCAGGCGCTCTGGTTCCCGAAAAGATGGCTCGCCCAACGGGAAGGCTCACTCCCGAAACCAGAATAAGTGTTACGAATAGCTGCGCTTCTGTCTGAGCGAAAGCGGACGCAAACAATCCAAGTTGCTTGTGATACTCGTCATGACGATGAGGGTCGCCATCAGTAGGCAAAGCGGTTTTATCCATTGGCCCACTCAAGGTTCGGGGTTAGCCACCGGGCGAGCGCGCGTTCTCACCGACCATTGATCTAGAGCGATTTCCGTTCGACCTGGCGCACGGAAAGCGCTCCAGCCTGTTGTTCAAGCGAGCAAATTGCCCCTGCCGGGTGATCCTATCCGTTCGGGGTTTGCTCTAGGTTCGTGGCTTGAGGCTTACTGACTTTACCCGTGCTTTCGCCCCGAACCAGATCAGGTTGGCCGTGCCTCGGTCCCGGTCGTATTCAATAACGTCTGCCCAACGTGCAGCCGGACGGGCTTCCTCATTTTGGCCGTCGATGGACCACCAGCGGTTAACCACCACACACGACACAGGGGGAGGCATTGCCCGTTTCTTCTCATTGTGCGGCAGGGCCAAGAAGTAAGCTGAGGCCCACTCGACGATGTCTAAATGGGGATCGATCCGCTTCTGACGGCGCCCTGGTATTCCAGCCACGCCAGCCTCACCCAGCCAAAGGCTGGTCATGGATATTCCGCCCAGCTTGTGGTGGGTCGGCACCAAGCGGGCGCTGAGTGGGTCGCCTACTCCAACGTAGAGCAGGGATCTAGGCCCACGGCGGACAGTCAAGCCGTGGCCTATGGCTGCATACAAACCCCGCCCGATTTCCGCTGCTGTCCTGCGTGCCGACATTAGGATGGCGTCAGGCCCTGCCCCTTGGTGGGGGCCATACCAGTTGATGACCGTCGCAACGTTTTCGGCTGCCAAGCTACCCTCCCGATTTGTTCCTAGTGATGCACCATATCAGGAGGTGTACAACTCGCTGTATAGCAGGCGACCTGGAGGGTTCCGCTATGACCAGGACGCTGCTCAATTGACATTGGGTAGATGCCCCACGGCTTGCCCGCGTGCATTGGTAAGAGTGGCTGACGTGGCATCGAGGATATTACCTGTTCGCGCGCTCAAGGTTCAGCGCCAGCAGGCGGGCGAGCGCGTCATCGTTGCTGATGTCAGCGGGCCAGCCGTAGGCGGCAGCAACGGCTGCGTCGAGGGCAGCGTGGGCATCGGTCAACCAGCGCGGACGGACATTGTACAGAGCCGTAAGCGTCCGTTTCGCAAGTTCCTTCGCTGCGTCATCATCGCGGGGGAGAAGGCGGTCGGGGAGGTCCGGCGTGACGTCAGGCTTCCGGTGGATTAGGTCGGGTGGATTAAGCCAGCGTTCGCGCAACTCGTGCAATCGACGCGCGGCAGTGGCAATGGTCTGAGCGCGCGGGTCGTTGGCATAGGACGCGGCTGGGCGGTCGGGTGTTAGACCATTCGGGAAAGGGAAAGTCTCGAAGGTAGTGGTTGGGGTATAACGCGGGCGGTCCTCCAAGGACGTGCCAAGGCGTAGCGCCCACGCTTCGTGAAACCGGCTGTGCAGAACACCGAAGGCAGTGTCGTCGTCGCGAGCGACAACGACGAGTTGGTGATCCGGCGTCACGCATGCCGGAAGCCAAACGAAAACCCGATGCTTGGACACACGCGGCGTTGCGATAAATCGCATGAGGCCAGCTATCATTCGGCGCAGTGCAGGACGCGGCTCTGCATGTCGCCACCAATACCGCACATAAGCTTCTCGGTTGAGTGTGCGTCGTGTTGGCAGGACTTGATCTTCGACGTGTGCGAATGGTGCCTCAAACAAGGCGGCTTCCTCGCGCAACATTTCAGGACCAAAGTCGATGATCCACATGTCGCGCGGTCGGCGAACAACATCCAGGCCATTGACCCATGGTCGGACGACATCCGAGTTTGACCGGCCGTTTGGATTGATCGGCGCTAGCAGCCATGCGCGGGCGGTCGCGCCGGGGATATCGAAAGGGCCATTCTTTTGCGGCCCAACAGAAGCAACGCCATCATTTTCCTGAAGCCTTCGTGCCCGAGTTAGATCAAGCCCGGCCCCAGTGAGGTCGGCGTGAATGGCCTGTACGGAATGCCCGTTGAGGTGGCGCTCACTGTTGGGCGGAATACCGAAGCAGATAAGTGAGACGCGCACAGCAGCACCGTCATTGATCCACTCTTCGTCGGACCATGCCTCAAAGATGATTTGGCCAGATGTCGTCTCCACCCGGTCCAGCGCTCTGCGGTTTGAGCCTCCACGAATGGAATTGGTTGCAACAAGCCCGACTCGCTTCGCTGCTCCCGAGGCAATGTGTGCGCGTGCCTTCTCGAACCAATAGCAGACAAGGTCGGCGCCGCCCGGTACGCGCCCCGTATAGGTGCCGCGCAGGCGATCTACATAGGCGTCGCCGAAACCCGCGCGCATCATCTTGTCGCCCAGGAAGGGTGGATTTCCGACCACGCACTCGGCTGCTGGCCACTCCGCCTCGGTGCCGTCAGAGGCCAACAGGGCATCGTGGCAGGCGATGGTGGCTAGGGTCCGCAGTACAGGGTCGGACGGCGGTGGATACCCGTGCCGGCGCGCCCATTGAATATGCCCGATCCAAGCCGACACGCGAGCTAGCTCGGCCGCGTATGGGTTTACCTCAATCCCAAGCACGGCTTCCGGGCCAATCTGAGGAAATTCTCTTTGGAAACCCAGCGCTTCAGCCTCAACCATCGCACGGTGTTCTAAATCCTTTAAAGCCAGAAGTGACAGGTAAAGGAAATTGCCCGACCCGCATGCTGGGTCCAGCACTCGGATAGCGCGAAGTCGATCTAAGAAGCCATGGAATGCAGCGGATGCATCGTTGCGGATCTTTGTGCGCGTCCCCAGATTTTTGGCGGTACTCGCTCTCTCCAGCAGCGAGGTGATTTGTCCTTTCGTTTGCTCCCATTCGGCGGCTAGGGGCTGTGAGACCACGGGGCCAACAATGCGCATGATCTTGTCGCGGTCGGTGTAATGGGCACCGAGTTGGCTGCGCTTGCTCGGGTCAAGCCCACGCTCGAACAAGGTGCCCATGATGGACGGGTCAATCTCTGACCAGTCCAGGGCGTTGGCCCGCTCTAAGGCTTCGATCTCAGCGGCTTCCAACGGAAGGGTAGCGTCGCTGTCAAACAGGCCACCGTTGAACCATTGAACGGGTGTGAAATCGACTTCGCCGCCCCGTTCGGCCATCGCAGCAAACAGGCGCCGTGCGTAGCCTTCAAAGCGGTCAGGGTTCTTTCTCGCGGCTGCCAGCATGCGGGCTAGCAGGTCGTGCGGCAGTAGCTCCACATCCGACGCGAACAAACAGAAGGCCAGCCGAATGACGAAATGGGCGACGGCCTGCGGCTCATGTCCTCGCGCACGTAGCCGCTCGGTCATGCCCGCAAATTCGCCGGCAGCCTGAGCCGTCAGGGCCTCGCGAGTCTTGCCTGGCCGGAGGCGCTCCGGGTCAGAA